AAGAGGAAGAAGGAGTTTATACACCTAACAATCCCTGCCAAGGTTACTACTCCTATAGAGCGTAATCAGCGTAACGAGATTTTGATACTTGCTGAGGAAAAGAGACGAAATGCGGAAATTGCACTCAAAGAAAACCGCTATGGCTACAAGTTCGACAAAGGAAATCAAAACTTCTTCGACTTCTACGACAACTACATTGCCGACTACACCAAGAAGGATAAGCGAATGATAGTTGCTGCCGAGAGGAAATTTAAGGAGTTCCTTAAATCCAAGAAGAAATACAAGATGTTTGCCGACAATATAGCAGGTGAGATGATTGATAAGGAAATGGTAAGAGGATATGCCGACTACCTTATCGACCATTCAAAGGGTAGTGGTGCGCAGACAGTGTTCCAAAGGTTCAAAAAGGTAATGAAGTATGCCGTTGAGAAGGATGTGGTTAAGAAAAATCCGTGTATAGGCATCAGTATTCCTGTGGACGAAACGGCACTTGTAAAAGATGTGCTATCCACTGACGAGATACTGAAACTTATCAATACCCACTACATGAACGAGAGCAAAGAACTCCGTCGCTCCTTTATCTTCACCCTCTACACAGGCATAAGGTACTGCGATTTGATAGATTTGACTTATCAGAACGTGGACTATGAGAACAAAATCCTACGTTTCAAGCAGAACAAGACCAAGCACAGCAGCCCTCACAGCCAAGTGGACTTTCCTCTTAATGATTTTCTTCTTGCGTTGATAGGGGACGCGCCAAAGGGAGACCTAAAGGCACATATATTCACTCTGCCATCGCATGAGAGTTGCAATAAGAGCCTTAAAAGGTGGTGCAAGCACGCAGGGATAACGAAGCATATCACATGGCATTGTGGGCGACATTCCTTTGCTACCAACATTCTTGAAAGTGGCGCATCAGTCAAGACGGTTGCTGACCTCCTTGGTCATAGTGGACTGAAATACACAGAGAGGTATGTTAGAGCCGTTGACAAACGAAAGAAGGATGCCGTTAACAGCTTACCAACGCCTCAACTCCCCACTACAGAGCAATAGCGGTCTAAGTTCAACTTAGGGCAGATATATAAAGGGGTGGCAGTCATCGCGATTGCCACCCCTTCCTTTTACCGAACTTAAAAGTAATACAAATATTCAATAAAACTTTACGACAAAAAGATATGTTCGGAATTTATCAGATAGCCGGAAATCTCACGACCTCCGAACAACCTTGGTACATAAACGCTAAGAGTATGTACCAACCTATATTTATGGCTACTAACTATTATCTTTTACCATTCGTTTGATGTCGGAAATGTCGTCAGCCATACCACTGATAGGACGAGTATTCTGTTCTATCCTCGTCAGTTGGTTAAGACCTTGTTCCTGTATATCTCGCATTACGCTGACATCTGCCTGTATCTGCGTCGCTGAGATACGCAACTGCGACACATCTATCGACATTGCCTGTTGGAGCGATAGAATGGACTCAGTAGTGTCAATATCCTTGCTCCCTCTCAACGTCTCACGCATCACCTCCTGTAATTTGTCGGTGTCAATGGTAGCCAACTTCCACACATCGGGTACAACAACGCTTGGTGCGATGGTCGTGATATTATTCATCACGGGCGTTGCCGGTGTAGGATAGTCAGAGATATACCCTTTTGCGTTCAGTGCGTTCAGCATTTCCTGCCGCACCTCATTGCCTTTTTCAAGTGCTATGTTTCGTGCCGTAGCAAGGTTGACAAGAAGGTTTGCTTGGTCGTAGGTTATAGAGCTAACACCCTTTGCAGATGCTGATTGCTCTTGGTTGCCTGTTACATCAAAACCATATTTCGACAACACGTCTTGATACTTCTCAGCAAAAGCTTCAAGCTTCGGCATATTGGCTTCGGCACTGCTTAGCACTCCGCCCATTATTGCGCCCACTTGCTCAACAAGCTGCTCGTCGGACACTTTGCCTTGCGCATACCGGTCATAGAGATTTTTTAGATTTTTGTCAACGTCCTTAAACACCTCTTTAAGGAGTAGCTGCTTAATCATCTCTTTGCCGATGTCAGCGAATGTCTTTGAAGCTGCATCTTTGAACTGTTGAAGAGCGTCCTTGCCGTTGGAGAGCCACTCCCAAACAGCATTAGACATATCATCAACGAGTGGTGAGTATGTGTCAGAAACGTATTTCTTTAGTTCTTCCTGATATTCGTCATACTCCTTTCTAAGCTTTATGAGTTGTTCGAGAGTCTGCTTGGTCTGTCCTTGTAGCTTGCTCCCGTAGTTATCAACTATGTTTTGTGCAAGGTCTGAATTTATTAGCCCATTCTCATCGAACAAATCTTCTCCGAATTCTTTCTTTACCCATTCACGTAAATCTGCTGTTTTCTGTCCACGCCAGAATGATTTGTGTCGGGTCTGTATGCGAAGATTGTCAAAGGCCGACGTCTGTCCTTTTTTGTATTTTATCTTGCTCAATGCTGACTGTGCAGCTGAACCGACAGTATACCCTGCGATAGCGTCTACCGTAGCACCTACAACCGTAGCAGCAAGAACACTACCAAGAGAAGAACCTATAGCACCTACAACCGCGCTGCCGAGTCCACCCGTTACAGCACCAGCGGCAACTGCGGCTATGGTCGTAGCAACCGGAACAGCTATCTTTGACAGTCCACTTGCCTTATTTTTGTAGATTTCCTGTGCCTCGTAAAGCTTGTTATAGTAGTTTTCTTCGGACTTCGCATGAACCGCCCAAGCGTCTTGCAAAGCTTGCAATCCAGTCGTTGAAAACCAATTCTTTTCCTCTTGCCTTGCTTTTAGAACGGACATGCGGTATTCCTCAACGGCTGTCCGCAAATCGTTTATTTCCTTCTGCTTGTTCGCATAGTATTCGTAGTAGTCATCAGAGGTCTTGAACAAGGAAGTTATTTTCGACATTACTGATATTGCTCCAGCAATGATAGTCAAGATGGCAGATGCACGCTCCAATGTCTTCACTGCTGCACTCGCTGTCTGAGACACCGCCATCATTGAGTTAGCCGACGATACTGCGAAAGTACCAATATCACCGATAAGTCCTATTATCTGCCCTGCTTCTCCGCCGATAGCACTACCCACTTTGTTAAAGGCATCTATAAGCTTTTGAACGTCTTTCAGCGTTTCCTCTTGTGCTTTGCTTATTTCCTTCTGCGTATGAGCAACTTGTTGCCCTGCCGTTGCGACATTCTTCTCTGCTTCGGCAAGAGACATAAACTCAACAGATAGCTTTCCCGTATCTTTATCAAAAGACACAGATTTCACAACGGGCATTCCATTTTTAACGGCATCACGCTGTTGCTTCGCTTTTTCAAGTTCCGCTTCTTGTTCTTTCAGTTCTTCCGTGAGCTTGCGCATCATCCCGATAGGGTCTCGGCTGATTAGCTCGTCAATAAGCCCATTAACGGTGTCGAAATACGTCTTTGCATCTTGCGGATTCAATGAAGATGCTGCGGCAGACTTTACTTCTTCAAAACGACTTAACAGCTTGTTCAGCGTCTCGGTGCTTGCCTTGTCAATATCGGTAAACGCAGCAACATAGTCAGGCGAATTTTTCAGTTCGTCGAAAGCTGCCTGCATCATCTGTTTGCCATAGTCAGTAGTTAACTGATTACGACTTCTCCGCAACGATTCGACACGCTCATTGTCATATCGTTTCTGTGCTTCGGAAATAGCGGCATTGATAGAAGCAAGGTCGTCTTTATACTTCTTGTCAATAGCGTTTTTCTTGTCCGTATAAGACTGATGCGCGCTGATAAGTTCGTCCTCCGCCTTCCGCTCGTCCTCGACCTGTTTGCCTACTGTAAGAGTACGCAATTCGTCGTACATCTTGCGGATCGACTTAACTTCTGCGCTCTTTTCTAAGTCGTCAGATTGCTGCTTCGGGTCCCACTTAAGCATTGCCTGCCCTCTTGCCTTACGGATAGCATTCTGCGCATCAAATTCAGCCTTTACACGCTTCAATTCAGCTTCAACGGCTGCATTTTCTTGCGCCTCAATCTGTTCAAGTTCTTTTTGCTGCTGGCGTTGACGCTCTGCTTGTGTCTTTGCGAAGCCCTCACGCATTGCAGCAACACGGGCATCGGCAAGTTTTGTCTCAAGGTCTTTATATGCTTTCTCACGCTCGTTGTCGTTGTTATAGACAGTTTCGTCATATTTTCCTTGCGCCTGTTTCGTCTGCTCATTCTGATTGAACTGCTTTTTAGCAGCAGCGGCGGCAGCTTTTGCTGCCGACTCTGCTTGACTCGCCATGTGACGGCGATTAGCCTCTTGCATACGGGTGAGCATACGGGTAGAAGCGGCTTGCTGTGCCTCGGTTTGCAAGAGTGATATTCTAAGGTTGCGTTCCTTTGCAATATCTTGTAGAGATACTGTGTGGAGTTTGTTTCGCTCGCCTTGTAATTCAACAAGCTTTTGCTGAGCTTTAATTGTAGCATCATATTTCTGCTTCATTAAAGCCTTTGTTTCCTCGATTAAAGCGTCCTTTGCCTTGCCGGTTAGCTTGTATATCTTTTCACGGTTCTCAGCAATTTGTATATCGAGCTTTGCCTGTGTTTCTTTTGCTTTCGATATAGCAATCTCTGCTTCTTGCTGTTTACTTGCAATAGATGCTGCTTTTGATGCTTTTTCAAACATACCATTAACAGCAGAAGATAGCTTGCCTTGCAACTTGTCGTTAGTGAACAAATCGTAGGCAGCTTTCGCTACACCAACGGCACCCGTTAATGATGTCTTAAACGCTCCGATAACAGTATTTCCTACACCTTTAAGACCGTCCCATGTCTTTTTTAATCCAGATGTAAAAGTGTCCCAATCAAGATTGAAAATTCCTTTTATCGTGGTTCCAAGACCGCCTATAAGATTAATAGCAGCTTTAACGGCCGTCTTGAAAGTATAGACAAAATTTTGCCCAAATGCTCTTAGTGGCCCATTAGCATTGGTGAAGCATTTGTATAACCATTCGCCAAGAATAACAATAATATCTGTTACAGAAGCTGCAAGCGAACCAAAATATGCCATAAGCTTGGTGTACACCTTTTGGCCTTCTGCTGATTTCGTCATCCATGTATGTACAGCTTTTAGGCCAAGTACAATCACGGCGATAACAGCACCAATAGGTGTTGCACACATTCCCCAAAGAGCCTTTGTTACCGCCTTGATACCTGTCAGCGCGCCTCCCAATGGTATGCCGAGACCACCGATAGCCTTTGTCAGGTTGCCGACATTCTCTTGCAACTTGCCATTGGCAGTAATAACATTGACCGCACCATTCTTGAAGTCCTCCATGCCAGCCTTGACCTGCGAGAACTCTGCGGAGAAACGTTGTCCGAAGCCACTATTGCTTATCTTATCGCCTAACTCGGTGAAAGGAGCTGTAACCTTATCCTTTAGCTCACTGCCAAATTCTGATACCTTTTCCTTCAACTCGGAAAGATGATTGCGAAGGCTGCCGACAAAGGTTTCTTCATTCTTCTGCTTGATAGCGTCTTGGAGTACCTGTATTTTCTCCTTGGTATCGTCAATTTCCTTGTTAAGGTCGGCGAGTTTCTGCTTCTGCGTGTCGCCAAGCGTTTTGTCGTTGAACTTATCCGCTTCTGCTTCGAGGTCTTGCAACTTAGACTTGCTATCGTCAAGTTGTGTGCGAAGGTCTTGTAAGGAAGTGCTATCCACATCAACAGAAAACTTCTGCTCCTGCGGCTCGGTAGGGATGATAGTCTCACCGCTTTGTATCTGCTTTGCTGCGTCAAGCAAGGTATTGTATTCTTGCAAGTCTGCGTTGAGGGTCTGCTGCTGTTGCTGCCACCCCTCTATCTGTGATTGGAGGTCGGCAATTTTCTGTTGTGCCTGTTCGATGAGGCTGTTATAATAGTTCGTTCCTTGCCCTGTCGCATCTTCTTCGGGTGAGATGTTTGCAAGAGACTCCTTATAAGCATCTATCTTTGCTTGCTGCTTCTCAATGGCTGCGGTGGCATCAGATATTTTCTTGGAGAAGTCCGTACTATCAAGTGTCGCCTGAATATCCTTGATAGATTGCTCGTACATCTTTATATCATTCCGCAACTCCTTGGAGTTTTCGGATTGCATACGTTCAATCTCGGCACGACCACTTGCAACGGAGATATATTCTTGCAGTGATGATGTGAGGTTCTTGGTAGCCTCAACGTTGGCATTTTCCGCTTGTGCATTGGCAGTTGCTGCGGCTGCGTTAGAGACATGGGCTGCGGCTTCCGCTCCTGTTGCCGTGGCTGCTGCGGTGGCAGATGCACCAACCTCCACATTGGTAACAGCCTGTGCCTGTCCTGTGGCAGAGCTTGTTATGGTGGCGGTGTTCAGTGCCTCATAGACGCTATTTGCCTTCCCCATGACATCAGAGGCATTGGAGTAGGCTTGCGTAAGGTCGTTCACGTCCTCTTGTGCAAGTCGGAGTGCTGTCTGTTGCGCTTCGAGTTGCTTGGTTATCTCACCATAGGTAGAGGAACTTTGCGGAGTATTGGCAAGTTCTGCGTTCAGCTTGCTGATAGAGGATTGGTAGTCATCGACGTGCTGCTGGGCGACCTTTATCATACTTGGCACATCTTCCATGCCTTTCTTCGCCTCGTCCATAGCCTCCTTCAAGATGCTCATTGCCTGTTGTGTCTTGGTGGATATATCACCATCAGACTTGGCAATGTCATTCAGAGCCTTGGTCATTCGCTCACTGAGTGCATCGGTTTCTACTCCTACCCGTTGAAGGGTACTACATAATTTGTCAATAGTGGATTGGATGTCCGATATATCCATTTGTCCGGATATACCAAGGACGTTGTCATTTTCTGCCATAAATTTTCTTTTTGTGTTGTTACTCTTAGCTGCTACAAAAATAGGTAATAATATTTAGGGAAAACCTCTTTGAAGGGAGTTCGTATAAACAACTTACTATCTGTATAACTCGTTGACTATTATAAATTTATAATAAGTCACCTTTGCAAATAATTGATATTCTTAGGGTTGCAATTTTGTTTATTCAAAGTAAATAAAAACTTATAAACTATTATGCAATATTATTAATTTTGCTCTCGTAAAATAATTCAAAAAAAGGAGAAAATATGAACAACAAGACTAACAACATCAGTCGAGCAGACATTGCCCAAAAGGAAATGTTAACAAGACCAGAGGCTGCCGTTTATCTCGGCATATCCCTTGGCTACCTTCATCAGCTATGCGCCAACCGCCTTATCCCATTTTATAAGCCGCTTGGAAAAAAGTCTTATCTCAAACGTTCGGAGTTGGATGAGTGGTGCGCACGACGTGATGCAAAAGTTAAGACCATCTACGAGCTAGAGGCTGAGGCTGCAAGGAAGTAACACCTAAAGACACGGAGCAATGGGAAACGAAAGTCAATCTAAAATCATTCTCGCGGCGTTGAAGGAAGGCAAAGACCTCACTGCCTATGAAGCACTTGAACTTTGCGGCACATTGCGCCTAAGTGGGCGTATATGGGATTTGCGAGACCAAGGCTACAACATTGTTACTCGTATGGTCGTCCGTAACGGCAAGCGAGTGGCGCAGTACCATTTAGTCCAAGAAGGAGAATCGGCATGAAAACAAAGAAATTCAATAAGTCTACCTCTGACAGAATTAACGAGGAAATGACTATGACTGAGTATTACGAGCTTTTCATTAAGCCCGCCTTACAGATGTTCACTAACGATAAGGAGCAGCGGTTGGGCGTTGCCCTTATCCGTTACCTTGTGAACGGAACACGACCAAAACTAAAGTCAGAAGTTGACAAACTCCTTTGGAATGGTCTGATGATAGCTTGCAATGTCGGTTTCAATACAGAATTTGCCGATATGCCTGCCTATGAAGTGCAAGAGGCAATGAATGGGAAGAACGACAACTTCTAAAAGGATAGACTATGGAAGAAGGTAAGAGATTTTTAAAAATACCGATACAACTCTTGAAGGGACTTTTAGGAAGTCCTCGGAAAAGGGATAAAGCTATTAACGACATGATAGCTTATTGTGTGTTCTCTGTTTTCGTAGGCTTCCATGATAAAAAGGCAACTATTGAGGAAACATTGGAAAAGGTTTATGACTTCTTAGGTATTGTGAGTAACAAAGGTATCAAAGGCATGAAGGGGACATTAAACCGAGGAGATGCTATTGCTCAAAGTATAAAGACAAAAGCATACTTCTTTATTGATAAAAGCAGGTTATTTGATTTGAGGGATAAGGCTTATAGCAATGATTTGTATGTAGCCATGACTATGTATTATGCACTTGGCTATATACAAGGTAGGAAGGCATATTGGAAGGCTACCAACGATTTTCTTCTTTCGAGAATGGACGGAAGAGACAAGACTATAACCAATACCGACAGATTTTCTGCACCTATAAAGAAAATAAATACACGTCGTAAACTTGACAAGTACAAGGCAATTCTTGAACTCCATTACGGAGTTAGTTTTTATGGTCTCCACATGCACGGCTTCTTCTTCTCTACCAAGCTAAGTAAAGAAGAGCTGATAAAAAAGTTAGAAGAACCAAAGGAAAAGACGAAAAAGCCAGTGAAAAAAAATCGCAAATCCGACAAAGAGACTATTAAAAATATGATTAAAAATCAAGATTTTAACCCGTTGGTAGCCAATAGATTACAGAGAAAATGTACAACATAAGCGAATGTACAACATAAGCGAATGTACAACGCAACGGATGTACAACGGGTGTACAACATAAGCGATGTACAACGCAACGGATGTACAACGGGTGTACAACTAAAATACAATGTAAATAAATACAATACTATAATACTTATAAGGATTAAAGACTTTCGACACTATCGTGTCTTTGTGCTTTTTTTCCAAAAGCACTCACTCTCTTTTTATGACTAAGAAAATTTTATATAAGGAAAGTTTCGACCTGAACACGGGTAATATCCACTTGCTGACTGCTTGCCCTTATGGAACAGGAATAAGGGTAGCTTCTGATGAGTGTTGGCGGTGCAAATATTTCATCGCTCTCTATCTGTCGGGGAGCGTGGAATGTGCGAACCCCTCTCAAAAAAGCAAAAAGGATGCACAACCACAACTTTTCAAATAAACGAGTAACAACAAAAATACAAAAGATATGGAAATCCAACTTAGAAATTATCAGATTGAAATCGCCCATAAGGCGACCGCACTCCTTGGGGAGCGTAAGATAGCTTACCTAGCAATGGAGTGTCGAACAGGTAAGACCCTAACCGCACTTGAGACAGCCCGCCTCTATGGTGCAAAGAGCGTCCTTTTCCTTACCAAGAAGAAGGCAATTCCTTCGGTTGAAAAAGACTACAAGATGTTGCAAGACGTTACACCCCTATACGCAATGGATATTGTCAACTATGAGAGTGCTCACAAGGCAGTAGGAACATACGACCTTGTTATCGTAGATGAGGCTCACTCCCTCGGTGCATACCCTCGACCAAGCAAACGCACGCAGGTTGTGAAGGTGCTTTGCCAGGGAAAGCCAATCATCTTTCTTTCGGGTACGCCTTCGCCGGAGTCCTTCTCCCAACTCTATCATCAGTTTTGGGTGTCAGACTACTCTCCCTTTGCTGAGTGGAAAACCTTCTACAAGTGGGCGCATGAGTTCGTAGACATTCGACAAAGGAAGGTTAATGGCTACCTTATCAACGACTACTCACGTGCATATAAGGCAAAGGTGGACGAATACACCGACCCTTACTTCCTTACCTACACCCAAGCCGAGGCAGGGTATTCCACTAACATACGTGAGCATGATTGCAACGTAGAGTTGGGCGACCAAGCACGAAGGATATTGGAAAAGCTCATGCGTGATGACATCTGCTATATTGGCGACAACAACGATGTTATCCTTGGTGACACGCCTGCTAAGAAGCTTACCAAACTACATCAGTTATCGTCGGGTACAGTAATCACGGAGAGCGGCATGAGGCTTTGCCTTGACGTGAACAAAGCACTATATATCAGAGACCATTTCCAAGGCAAGAACGCTATCTTCTATGTCTACGATGGCGAGTTCACTCTGCTAAAGAAGTTCTTTCCTAATTGGACGGACTCACCCGAAGAGTTCCAAGCCTCAACAGACAAGACCTTTATCTGCCAAGTACGCAAGGCAAGGGAAGGCATCCGTCTCGATAGTGCCGACGCACTTATCTTCTATAACTTCGAGTATTCCTACCTCTCCTACGAGCAAGGCAAGAATCGAATAGTGAGCAAGGAACGCACCACTCCTGCTGATGTCTACTTCCTCGTTTCCGATTGTGGCATTGAGAAGGACATATTAAAGGCTGTGAGGGACAAAAAGGACTTTACCCTACACTACTACCATAGAGTTCATAAAAATGAAATCTAAGCCATTAGAGAGGGATATACAGGCACGTATCATAAAGAGATACCAAAGCCTCGGATATATGGTCGTGAAGGTCATTCTTACAAATAGGAATGGCTTTCCTGACCTTATGTTGCTGAAAGATGGTGTTGCGTCGTTCATTGAAGTTAAGCGAAAAGGGGAGAGACCTCGACCCTTGCAAGAATATGTTATCGGCGAGCTACGAAAACAAGGCTTCAAAGTTGAGGTGATGACAGAGTAACAAACAAGCATAAAAACGTATATAAATTTATACTTTATAGGGTAATTTCTCTTTGTAGCATCAGAATAAAAAGCTACAAAATATATTTACAATATTAAGTTTGTAGGCAAAAACTTAATATTTGTACAACTTTGTAACTATCTATAAATCATTTACTTGTAAAATGTTTATTCAAAAAGTAGTAAAACGTTGTATATTTCAATAAATAATAGTAAATTTGTGGTATAATTCAATATAATAATATTCTCGTATGGCAGAAGAAAAAGAGAAGGTATTAAACCTACCTATGCGCCAAAAATACGCTCTTGAAATACTGCGAGGTGAGAAGGTGAGAGAGTACCGACCATTCACCGACCATTGGGCAAAAATCATAGGTAAGTTTGACGACCCGAAAGATAAGAACATAATGACAGATGTCAAGCAATTTGACAGAGTTCATTTTTACCCTTATAACAACAAATGGTTCTTAGACTGCAAGGTTAAAGCTATCATTTGGCACGTTATAGATGATGAGTTCTTTGAAAGATTTAAAGGCGAGTATGACGGCAAAAAGGGTGATGTCGTCTTCATAATTCGCTTAGATGGCGTTATAGCAACGAACTTAAAAGCGTAATTCGCGTGTGCGCTGATAGTCCGGTGTTGTTCCTCCATAGTATCACCCAATAGTTTAACTTTAATGATTTTAGCACTATGCCAGAACCAAGACTTTACACCATTACAGGTGGTCGCGTCCGTGTTCCAAGCGGTTCACAGGGTGGTCAGTACAGCACCGTTGCCTAATTCCACTATATAGGGCAACACAAACACGAAATGAAATGATACACGCAACTTCCGCAATAAAGAAGGTAGCGTCTCTGACGGACAGGGCGATATTGTTCCACTCGGCGAGCGGAAAAGACAGTATCGCCCTTCTTGATTTGATGCACCCACACTTCAAGGAGATAGTCTGTGTTTTCATGTATACCGTAAAGGACATGGAACATATAGGACGTTACATCAGTTGGACAACCAACCGATACGACAACATTCGCTTTATCCAAATTCCACATTACAGCGTTTTCTCTTACATCAAGGTCGGTTTCATGGGGTGCAATATGAACCCGAAGCAAAGGAAATACACCTTGGAGCAGTTGACCGACGAGGTAAGGAGCAGAACAGGCATAGAGTGGGCTTTCTTTGGTTTCAAACAATCTGACAGCCTCAACCGCCGACTTATGCTGCGTGGATATGAAGATGAGGCTATCAATCCCAAGACAAAGAAGTGTTATCCGCTATCCAAGTACAAGAATTCTGATATTCTGCGGTACATTGAAGACCACGACCTTATACGACCCGAAAAGTACGGAGGTGAGCACCAATCGGCAGGCTGCGACATTTCCGACTTGCACTACCTTCTCTACCTTAGAGAGAACTTCCCCAACGACCTAAAAAGGCTTTTTGCCGTTTATCCGTTGGCTGAACGAATATTATTTGAATACGATAACAAAAAGGAGGAATAATATATGAAAAACTCGGAAACGATAGTAATAAAGCGTAGTCAGATACATCTCAATCCTTGCAATCCCAAGCGTCATTCAGACAAGCAGATTGAAAAACAGAAAGCCAACATTAAAAAGGTCGGTTTTCTTGGTGGCATTGTATGGAACAAACGCACGGGCAACCTCATCGACGGACATCGGAGGGTGATGGCTCTTGACATCATAAATAAGTACGATGGAACAAATAATGACTACGACATCAAGGTTGAGGCTTGCGACCTCAGCGACAAAGAGGAAAAGTCTCAGCTTACCTATATGGCATTGGGAAACACCAAGGCTGACTATGCTCTTGTAGCCAATTATATATCTGATGTGGATTATGGCATAGCAGGGCTTGACGATTACGACATAGCGCAAATACAAGCCTACCTCCCTTCTGCATCTGATGCGCCTGTAGAGAGTTATGATGACCTTATTTCCTCACCAGAACAGACACAAGCACCGGCAGAGGATAAAGCCTTAACAGACACCGAAGATACAAATAAGGCTGACAACGCTCCCGAACAGACACCCGAAGAGAAGAAGGCTGCTGTCAAAGAAGCGAAGGAGGCAGCAAAAGAAAAGGCTGTGGAGAATTTCAAAGACCTTACCGCCTACGTAACCATATCCTTTGCCAATGCTGAGCAGAAGCGTATGTTCTGCGACCTTGCCGAGATAGGAGAGGATGATAGGTTCGTTTCGGGTGAGAAAATACTTGAAATGATAAACTGATACTATTATGAGAAAACCAACGCTTAAAACATTCGAGAGTGCCGTTTCCAAGCATAACGGCAACCTCACCAAGGTAGCGGAAGCCTTCAAAACTTCACGCACACAGGTTTATCGTTGGATAAATTCTGACAAGTCCTTCAAAGAAATCGTGGAAGATGCACGAATGAGACTCTTTGACGAATGTCTGACTACTGCGAGAGCCGTATCTATTGGTATTCCCAATATAGAGAACGGTAAAATGGTGGGTTGGGTAGAACGACCAGACAGCAATATGCTCCGCTACCTTATTGGCTGCCTTGGAAAGAAGGAAGGCTTCGGTGAGAGTGTTGATGTTACGAGCGGCGGACAGAAGGTCGGACTCAAATTTGAACTTGTAACCTCTAAAGATGAGCTTGCAAAGTTGGCTGAGGACGTACCCGATATTGAGGACGAAAATAATACAGAGGATAATGAAGAGTAGGTCATGCAAAATAAAATCGTTTTTGGGAGATAGCAACTTCTTTAGTCCTACGACTAATCTCTTGCCTTATGGTGATATGGTGAAAATCATGCAAAAGCTATTGGAAATGCCAAAGAGCAAGGTGCATGAGTTAGCCATAAACGACGAAGCTCCCACCTTCATAAATGCATCAGCCAATTTGCTTAATGATAATCGCCTCGGTGAATATATGGACACGTTTAGGATATGCCAAGAAATGAGCGAAAAAAGGAAAAAGTAGACGGATATGTTACCGTGAACTTCGCTAAGGTGGAGATAGCTTTCAGAAAAGGCTACACCACCGTATCGGAGCAAGGAAGCAGTAGGTCTGGAAAAACATGGGCAAATGTTCAGTGGCTCATTAAGCAATGTGTGGACGTACCTAATACCTCCGTTTCTGTTGTCCGAAAGACTATGCCTGCCATCAAGAGGTCAGTGTTCCGAGACTTCAAGGAAGTAATGGTAAGTACAGGCTTGTGGAATGACAAGAATATCAATAAGACCGAGTTTATTTACAATTTCCCTAATGGCTCATGGATAGAGTTCTTTTCTTGCGAGAACGAGCAGAAAATGCGTGGTAGCAAGAGGCAAATCCTATTTGTGAACGAGGCAAACGAATTGACCTTCATAGAGTGGCAGCAGTTACAAATGCGTACCACACTTTTCTCTATCATAGACTATAATCCCTCATTCTCCGAAGAGCATTGGATTAACCTTGTAAACCAAGAGAAGAAAACATTTCACTTCATATCTACATACAAGGATAACCCATTCTTGGAGCAAAAGGTCATTGACGAAATTGAGTCTCTACAATGGAAGAATAAAAGTCTGTGGCAAGTCTATGGCTTAGGTCAGCGAGCTATCGTTGAAGGTCTTGTATTTCCCAAGATTACTATTGTCAACCATATTCCGAGACAAGCACTGCTACATAGATATATTGGTCTTGATTTGGGATATGCCTCAGATAGCACGGCAATCGTCATGGTTGCCTTCAATCATAACAAGATGTATATCCAAGAGCTATGCTACAAAACACATATGCTGACCTCCGACATCATAAATGAGTTGAAGAAGCAAGAGAATTGGTCTCCCGAAATCATTTCAGAGAGTGCCGACCCTCGTATGGTAGATGAGATATACAACGCAGGATTGGATATAAAGGCAGTCCACAAATACAACGGCTCTATCATGGCAGGAATAATGAAGATGCAAGAGTTCGAGATTTGCGTAACAAGAGACTCTATCAATGCTATTAAGGAGTTCCGCAACTACACCTACCGACAGGACAAAGAAGGCAAGTGGCTTAATATCCCAATAGATGCCTACAACCATTGCGTAACTGCTGATACCCTCGTAACAACGGACAAAGGATATAAGCGGATTGATACCATGAGAATAGGTGATAAGGTGCTTACTTCTGACGGCTACCACAAGGTGCTCAACGTATGGAAGCGTATGCCTCCCAAGGTCTTCGAATATACCCTTACCTTCTCAGAGCGACGAATGGCAATAAAGGCAACTCCCGACCATAAGATAAAGACATCGTGCGGTTGGACACCTCTCCACGACCTTAAAGAAGGCTGTCATCTTTACTTGGAAGGTATCGGCGAGGTGGTGCTGACAAGCCTCAACTATAAGGAGATACCGGCAGAGACGGTCTATGATATAGAGGTTGAGGAAATCCACGAGTTCTATGCCAACGGATTACTTGTCTCAAATTGCATAGATGCTTGCCGCTATATAGTTTTGGAGAAAATACTTGGCGGTTATGACAGTGGTATGTCGCCCGATGAAGTTCTTGATGTAATAGGATAAATTCATTAATAATAGATTATAGAAGCTATGGAAGAAGAAGTTAAAAAAAAGATTAACAAGAAACTTAGAGAGGATAATCCACGGAGGTACGACCTAATCCTTTCTATTGACAGCATAGTCACACAGATTGAAAGGTTGGAGAAGTACGGCATTGTAGCCTCGACGCTTGACGCTTGCGAGTCAATTTCAGGTCTTTTGGCAAATATGGCCAAAGGAGAAATAACTTGCCAACCCGAATATGGAACATACTTCGAAGCCATGCACGACATCATGCGCCTGTGCAAGATGATGAATGACCTCGTGGAGTTGAAGAATGAGCTTAAAAACTCACCTACTATTGATTGGGATAAGTTGACTACTGAAATCTGATAAGACCGCAAGGGAGCATAAAAATGGGTGGTTATCGTATCACTACGACAGCCACCCTCGGAAAACTTATTCTTTACTCAATGATACAAGTATTTCTTTAAAGAAGGATGTAGGGATTTACTCTACACCCTTTGCCCCCTCACTGGGTGGTCGTGCTTATAATAAATAGGCGGTTTCTATTATAAATTACATTGTTGTACCTTCTTCTTGGTCGCCCACTAATAACTTGCAGCATTAAAAATTGAACTTTTTAAAAGGTGGTGGCGGTTACTCGCTTTCGCTTTTACCGCCATACCTTTTGCGTGCACTCGCTTTCAGTCGCTTTTGTGTTTTAAGACGGGTGGCGGCTCAAAGGTTAATATCGAAAATCTGTAACCCGTCTTTTGCTTAGTCGCTCAAATGGTCTATCGTTTCGTGACCTATCATCTTTGCAACCTCATCAAGATATTTGTCTATATCGTTTGAGATGTCGCAAAGTTTAAGCCATTGCCAATCGTCAGCCTTAAAGCCATGCGATAAATCGTTAATGGTGTTTTGAACTTGCACTAACTTTGACGCAATAGATGTCAGTTGTGCGACCTTGCTTTGCTCGTTTTGTATCATAAAGCCAAAGAACTTAGTGAAGGGTGGTTAAACCTTCGTTACCTTTTGATAATGCAAAGGTACTACCTTTTTAGTGTACACCAAAATAAATAAAGGTTATTTAAGAAAATAAAGTGTACACCGATATTATATTAACAGAAATATACAATTAAAGTGTACACTTATAAAATAGGTTAATATTTTATGTGTACACCATATTACAACCGAAAATTATCCTATCTTTGTGGTGTAAAGACAAAAAGAAGCAATATGAATACAGAAAAAACAGAAAAACGTCCTGTTGGTCGTCCTCGACTTGGTGACAAGAAGATGAAATCCTACCATTACAAGGCAGCACCCGAACTTGTGTCAATTTTGGACTCCCAATCCAACCGCAATGCCTTCATAAACGAAGCAATCCGAGAAAAGGCTGAAAGGGACAATCTGCTATAATTATCCTTGCATTTCAATCAGCGCAATAATATGAAACGACTACTATTTATCACATTATCCCTCTTGTTTTTTGTGGTCAGTCATGCTCAGACTAACCGAACAGATACCATTAGGGATATGCCTGTAGCAATACGCACGGGTCAGCTCTTGGAGCAGTATGTAAAGACACATTCTGTCTCGGAAATGGACGGAGATACGGTAGACCTCGTAAATATCTACTCAACGATAGGATATGGCTTCAACGACAAATATCTTGGTATTGTTACGCAGCACTTCCTTGTTACCATGCAAGATATTGAGTTTGAGGATAACACTGCCGGAGCATACAAGACAATGGTGTATATTCCAATCAAGGCAGGTATCTATGAGCTTACCAAATTCGATGAGAAAGAAATGGAGCGCAAACTTGGATATAAGTTTGTCCTCAACGGAGAAAATGATTTTTTCGTCCGCATGGATAAGTTTGCCGTGAAAGCTGAATACGATTATGGCAAGAAGCACGTTACCTTTCATTGCCTCACCTACCCTAAGCGGTACACCTTCGATTTTGGCAAGGATAAGACACAATAA